AACCCAACGCCAAAATACATGACAGATGATAGGACATATTTTTAGGAGATATAAATGGCAGCTACAAAGATACCAAATGAATTATTAGAACTAGGAGTAAAAGCTTTTGGAACAAGCTCCATAATGATTGGAGATGATGCTACAGGAACTATTGATGCTGCTAATTATAATACAGGTTTAGGTGTAGATATTTTTGCAGCTTTAACAACAGGTGATAGTAATGTTGCTATAGGTTATGACACTCTAACAGCAAACACTACTGGTTCTCATAATATTGCTATTGGGTCATCAACACTTGATGCAAATACAACAGCAGAAAAAAATATTGCTATAGGTAGTGGTGCTTTAGGTGCTAATACAACTGGGGATAGAAATATTGCTATAGGTTATACAGCAGCAGCTACTCAAACTACAGGACAAAAAAATACAACTATAGGTTATGAAAATGGCTATGCTACAACCTCAGGACAACAAAATGTAAGTTTAGGTTATGTTGGTTTTTATGATAATACAACAGGTAGCTATAATACAGCATTGGGTGCTTATTCTTTAAGAAAAAATACAACAGCACATAACAACACAGCAGTTGGTTACTATTCTTTATTTTCAAACATTACAGGTACAAGAAATGTAGCTATAGGTGCATTAGCACTTGATACAAACACAACAGGTGATGATAATGTAGCCATAGGTGGTGGAACAGATGGAGTATCTTTTTCTGCTCTATCATCTAATACAACTGGTAATAAAAATACTGCTGTTGGCAGTAGTGCGTTAGGTGCTAATACTACTGCTGATAATAACACGGCACTTGGCTATGCTGCTTTATTAGATAACAATACAGGTTTTGACAATACAGGCTTAGGTGCAAATACTTTAAAAACAAACACAACAGGCGATTACAACACAGCTGTTGGTAAAAATGCATTATTTTCTGCTACAACAGCAGATAACAACACAGCAGTTGGTTTTAATTCTCTGTCTGATAACACTACAGGTACAGTAAACACAGCAGTCGGTGTAGATGCTTTAGGCTCAAATACTACAGCAAATGCAAACACAGCAGTAGGCACAAAAGCACTAGCAGCAAACACCACAGGAGCAGGAGTAACAGCTTTTGGTAGACAAGCATTAAAATCTAACACCACAGCTAATTTTAATACTGCTGTTGGTGCTGAGTGTATGGATGCTAACACCACAGGTCATTCAAATACTTCTGTGGGATATAGTGCTTTAGTATTGAACACTACAGGTAATAATAACACTTGTATCGGCAGGAGTGCTGGTCAAACTATAACTACTGGCGATAATAATATCGCAATAGGTATAGATGCTTTGATAAGTGGTAGTCCGGGTGGAACCATAACAACACAAGATAATCGTATTGGGCTTGGCGATGAAAATATAATAGAACTTAATTGTCAAGTAGCTGTAAATGTTGCATCAGATGCAAGAGATAAAACAGACTTTACAGCTTTAAATGTAGGGTTAAATTTTGTAAAACAATTACAGCCATATACTTATAAATGGGATAAGCGTTCTAAATATGGTGATAAATATGCAGACGACTATGATTTAAACGCACAAACACCTGATGGAACACACAAAGAAGATTGGTTAGATATTGGGTTCAAAGCACAAGATGTTGAAACTTTAGAAAAAGCAGCAGGTTATGATAAAGATAATAAAACTAACTTAACTGTAAACTTATCAGGAGATGGAAAACAGTATAGTTTGCAATATGAAAAGTTTATACCTATATTAGTAAAAGCTATACAAGAACAACAAGTTATTATTGATGATTTAAAATCAAGAATAGAAACCCTAGAAGGATAATTTTAAAAGGAGAATAATATGGCACAAACAGTAAGCGAAGTCTTAACAGCAGCAACAGATAGCGTAACCCTTATAAATGGGGTTAAAGCTGGAAGTTGGAATGTTGAAAATATGACACAAACTGAAATAAACGAAATGGTACAAAGAAATGTAGACCATTTAGAAACTATTTTAGAATATGCACCTGTTGATAGTGATGATGACACTCCAGATGTTAAAGGTAGTTCAGATAGTAAAACATCTTATACTACTGCTGTAACAACTGGTAAGACATATATAACTGACAATAGCTAATATAAATGGCTAGTAGTCAACCCTATACAGTCGCAGTAAACGGAGGTTTAGTAAGCTCATCTAATGTTATAGATTTGCTTAAGACTCCCGGAGTTGCAAAAGACTTAAGAAACTTTGAAGTTTCTACAGAGGGTGGCTATAGAAGAATTAATGGTTATCAGAAGTTTGGTACTACAAATGCTACTAAACCTTCTGGAGTAACAAACATATTAGGTGTATTTACTTATGCTGATGGTGTTATAGTTACTGCAGGTACTGGTATATTTTTTAGTAACGATGGACAGACTTGGTTAAATATTGGAAGAGATTCTGTATCAGGTAGTGGAGATAACTACACAGCCTTTACAGGTAGAAGTACACTAACAAGAACTTCTCAAGGTCAATGTCAGTTTACATTGTTTGATGGTGCTACATTTGATTATGGTCAAGTTATCATAGCAGATGGTACTAACAAGCCTTACATATTTAGAATGGAAGGTACTGGAGCATTAACATCTAGAACATTCTTTGCAGAAGAAATAACTGTAACAGGAACCAAAGGTGTTAAATATGTTACAACTCACGATAAGCATTTAGTAGTTGGTGGAGTAGAAGATAATTTAAGTACTATATTTTTTAGTTCTACATTAGACCCTACAAGCTTTAGTGGTACTGGTTCAGGCTCAATAGTCTTAGAAGACCAGATAGAAGGAATCAGAGGATTCCGTAATGAATTATTTATATTCTGTACAAATAGTATATTTAAATTAATAAATATAAATGATTCAAGCAATATAGCTATTGTACCGGTAACAAAGAATGTAGGTTGTTTAAGTGGCTATAGTATTCAAGAGATTGGTGGTGACTTAATATTCTTAGCACCAGATGGACTAAGAACAGTTGCTGGTACTGCAAGGATTGGAGATGTTGAGTTAGGTACAGTTAGTAAAGCTATACAACCTTTAGTAACAGCTTTAGCAGAAAACATCAATTCATTTGTTATAAGTAGTGTTGTATTAAGAGATAAATCACAATACAGATTATTTTATACAGATACAAGTTTAGAACAAACACAACAAAAAGGAATTATAGGAACATTAAGACCAAACGGATTTCAATGGTCAGAGACAAGAAGTTTAGAAGTTACTGCTATAGGTTCTGGATTTGATAATAATAATGTAGAACAATATTATCATGGAGATACAAATGGTTTTGTTTATCAACATGATACAGGAAATAGTTTTGATGGCAGTAACATATTAGCTAGGTTTGAAACACCTAACTATGATTATGGTGATTTAGGAACATTAAAGACTTTACACTATGTCAGAGTATCAGCAAGTTCAGAAGGTATTGTTGAACCAGACATACAAGTAAGATTTGATTATGGTAATACAGATATACCACAACCACCAGACTTATTTGATATAGGAGTTATTAATCCACCTTCAAAGTTTGCAGATGCATTGTTTAATACTAATGTATTCGGTGGAGGAGATAATCCTTTAATAAGAGTTCCATTACAAGGAAGTGGAACAAGTAACAATTTTACAATTATAAGTGATGACACAAAAGCCCCATATACAATAAATGGTTTTTATGTAGATTACATACCTTCGGGCAGGAGATAAAATATGGCATTAACAAAAGTAACAAGTTCAGTATTAGATACTCTAACAGGATTAACAGTAACAGCAGCAGATGGTGTAGCTGATAATGATTTTGTTGCAAGTATAAGTAATCAAGAAGCAACAGATGGTAGAAGTTTTGGTTTAGCTATTAATGCAGGTTCAACTGGTTCTGACTTTGCATTAAATATTAATACGCATGATGCTGGTGCAAATTTAATGAGGTTAAAAGGAAGTGGCGATTGTCATTTTCCTAATGCATCTGCTTTTGGTATTGGTACTGATAGTGCTTCAGTTCCTTTACATATAAGAACAACAACAGCAGAAATAGCTTTGCAATCAGATGATGGTAATGACGCAACTATTTTATTTGGCGATGCTTCTGATGCTTCAAGAGGACAAATAAAATATACATCATCTGATGAGATGATATTTCTAAATAATAACCTATCAGAAAGAATTCGTATTGAAAGTTCAGGGCAATTACTTATTGGCTGTACTGCAACTCCTTCTGCAAGTGTTGACGGCTTAGGTTTAAGTTTAGCAAATGCTATTTTGTCATCAAGAGGTGGTACTGGTTTTGATTATCATGCTCGTTTTTTTAATCCTAATGGACAAATTGGATATATTTCAACACAAAATTCTGCTACACAATACAACACATCTTCAGATTACAGATTAAAAGAAAATGCTATACAAATACAAAATGGCTTAGAAAGACTAAACCAACTTAATCCAGTTAAGTTTGACTGGAAAGAAGATGGTACATCTAGTGAGGGTTTTATAGCTCATGAAGTACAAGAAATATTTCCTGATGCAGTAAGTGGTGAAAAAGATGGTGAAGAAATGCAAGGCATGGATTATGGAAGAATCACGCCTTTATTAGTAAAAGCTATACAAGAACAACAAGAAGAAATAGAACAGTTAAAACAAAATTCACATGCCCCAAAAACTATAGAAGAAATGGAAGGCTACGAAGATTTAATA